CACGGTCTTGACCTCGGGTGCGGGCGCTTCGGGGGCTTCGGGCGGCTTCAGGCCGGCCAGGGAGTGCACCACGGCACGGAACAGGTAGTCCTTGGACTTCTGCTCGGGCGGCAGGTCGGCGTAGGGCTTCACGCAGGGGTGCTGCTTGAGCTCGGCGTTCTTGACTTCGCCGTAGACCCAGCCGTCGGCGACTTTCTGGGCCAGCCAGGACTCGTGCGACTGCTCGGGGGTGGCGTCGGGGTTGGCCAGGTGCATTTCCACGCCGGCCAGGGCGCTTGCGCGCTGCCAGTCAGGGGCATCGGCCCATGCGGGCTGGGAGTCGTCGCCGATGGAGGCGCAGTAGGCGCGGTTCACTTCATGGGCGACTTGGGCGATCTGGACGGGGGTCATGGCGGGGATCCTGGTGGGTGGATGGAAGAAAGGGCCCGAAGGCCCTTCCCTGCTGCTTCAACTTGCTCAGGTCGCACCGGTCAGGATGCCCTCGATCACGAAGTCGGCCACACCCGCCGCGGCGATGGCCGCACCGCCAGTCGTCATGATCAGGTAGGCGTCCTTCGGGAGGCGAACCGGCGCCACCGCCAGATTGTTCGCACGGGTGCGGCCGATCGCCGACAGCGCCAGGGCAGCGAAAAAGTAGTCCGCGTCCTGGGGCACCGAAGTGCTGTCCACGCCGTCGACGTACTCGAAGCCCAGGGCAGCCGTGACGGATGCCGTGAACAGGTCGCTGACGATCGCCAGGCAGTCCACCAGCAGCAAGCCGCTGGGCAGGACCCCGAGGCGGGCTTTGTCGCCGGATGCGATCGCCGTGGCCTGGTCCGAGCCGGTCCACACGCCCGAAGCGTTGGTGTCGAACCGGTAGATCAGGCCCGTCTTGTTGCCGTAGGGCACGCCACCGAACTGCTGTTGGGTGAGCACTTGTTTCTTGGTTGCAGTAGCCATGATGGGCTCCTATTTCAATGGGGGGGTTGGTTGGTGCTGGAGTGGAGGGCCGGGGGTGAATCGGCCCTCCTAGTCCGATCAGGCGCCCAGCTTGACGGCTGTGTCGATGGCGATGACGCCATAGTCGGTGAACTGCTTGGCGTCACCGTGGTCGATCTCGAAGCGGATCTTCGAGCGGCCATTGATCATGCCCAGCAGGATTTCCAGCTTGTCGCCGTGGTCGAGCTCCTTCTCCGAGAAGAAGTAGGGCATGCCGGTCTTGACGTGCTTGCCCCACGCCTCGGCCAGCGCCTGGCCACCCAGCAGGAGCGCCCGGTCAACCGCGTGGGTAGTGGAGAACGCCGCCGGCACCAGGTCGGTGGACGTTTCCGTCTCGCTGGTGTAGCTGGCGCACCACCGCAGGCTGTCACCGGCGTAGAACCGGATCGGCTTGGGCATCTTGATGATCAGGATGCCGTTCCACAGGCCCACGTCACCGCGGAACAGGGGATGGTTGCCGGCCTGGCTGGCGCGCGCCATCGCGTTGGCCTGAAAGGTACGGAACGCCCCGCTGTTGGACTGCTGGATGGACGTGTACTGCTCGCTGGAGCACAGCAGCACGCGCAGCGGAGAGTCCGCGGCAGCCACATCGCCCTCGAACACCACCGGGGGCGGAGGCACGGCCATCGAGTCCAGCATCGTGCGCAGGGCGTCCACCAGGTCGGTGTTCATGACGTCCGTCGTGGCGATGGTGATCTCGTTGCTGGCGGCCTTGATGCTCTCCAGGCCAGAGCCCGTGCTCATGAAGTGGCGGTTCTTGGTGGGCGCCTTGACCGTGTTGATCATGATCTCGGCGAAGTCTGCATCGGTGGATAGCGGGACCGCCCACTCGATGTTGTTGTGCGAACCACGAGCGCCGGCCAGGTGAACCAGGATCTGCTGGTCGTTGAGGCGGTTCATGTAGTTCTCACCCAGCGCGCGACCCAGCTTGCGCAGCTGGTGTGGGGTGCGTTGCTGGGTCATGGTATCGCCGGCCGAGATCGGGTAGCGCGCCTGGTTGATGCGCAGACGATCCTGGCTGAACGACATCGAGCGGCCCAGGCCCTCGGCGTTGCGCGATCCCATGATGGGCTTGCCGCCCATCGGGTTGATCAGGTCGAACGTGATTTCGTCGCCGGCCATCTTCTGCAGGTCCATGCAGCGCACGATGGGCATCTCGTTGCTGGACTGCTTGCGGATGGTCTGTTCCGCGTCCGACTGCTGCGGGAACTTGCCCGTCAGGCGGTTCATGGTCGTGTTGCGCTGCATGTTGGCAGCGAACAGACCAGCCGATTGGATTTTGATGGCCTGCGGCGAGCCGTAGGGGAGGTTGGTAGGCATAGAAAAACTCCTTCAAAGGGACCGGCTCCGCCATCCCGGCGGTGCCACACACACAAAAAGGCTCAGATGGCCTTGTTCAGCAGGGCCTGGATCTGCTCGGGGGATTTCCCGTCGAACATGCTCATCAGCCCTGCCTCCGACATTTCCAAGATCGCCTCGCCCTGGTCGTGGTGCACAGCCCCAGCCGGCGGGATCTCCGACAGGCTGGAAGGCGCCGCGGTCTTGGCCTTGGCGATCACGGCCGCGGCTTGCGCCTTGGCCGTCGCGCCCGGGTCCGGCACTTGCGGCGCCGGCGCCGGGCTGGTCTTCCCTGTTGCCGCCTTGTAGGTGTCGAGCAACTCGTTCACCTCGTCAGCGGTGCCTTCCTTGAGCACGGCTTGGATGCCGGGCTGGGCAAACTTCGGTTGGGCATGGAACCAGGCGGCGAACTCGTTGCTCGGAACGACTGATTCCATGTCCGGATGCTTCGCGTGGATGGCGGCAAGATGCTCCTCGGCCTCGGTCAGCGCCTGCTTCTGCTGGACGGGTGCCAGCGCAGCGGTGACTCGGTCCTCGACGATGGCGGCCACCTTGGCCTCCACCAGCTTCTCGACGCCCTTGGCGATCGCCTCCTCGGAGAAGTCACCGAAATCCGCCTTGATGGCCTCGGCCTGGGGGGCCGGGGCTGCCGGTGCGGGTGCGGCACCAGCTGGGGGCGCGCTCTTGAGCGCCTCCAACTGCTGCTGCGCCTGCTCGGCGATCGTCTTCCAGTGCTTCTCACCCTCCCGGGCCTGCTCCAGCTGCTCGAACGGGATCGTGTGGACCCCATCCTTGGCCAGCACCACAGGCTTGGGAGCCTCCGGCGCTGGCGTTGCTGCTGAAGCAGGCGCCGGGTCAACCGGTTTGCCCGGATCCGCGTCGGCGGCGTCGTTCTTCGGCACTGCAGCGGCGGGCGGATCGCTGCTTTCCACGGCTGGTGCCGCGGTATCGCCCTCGGGCAGAGTCATCATCTGCATCGTCTGTGCGTCGGTCAGTACGCCATCAACAGCGTTGGCCAGGAAAAACTGCTCTTGCGTTTGCACATTCACCCCTGCCACATATCGGCGTGGCCCCGTTGAAGGGCTTGCTCTTATGGATGGGGGGCCGAAGCCCCCCGTCCTCCGTCTTGCGGGACATGCGCCCTCTCCCGAGGGTGCGAAGCGGACTATGCAGAAACAGTTATGTGCGGTCCAACCCCACCGGGGGTTAGCGCCTGGTCAGGCCGGCAGGTTGTCGGTTGTGCGCGCCGTTTCGACGCCCTGCATGGGCGACTGCGGCACCGGTGGAAGCTGCGGGCTGGTGTTCTGGCGCACCACCGGCGCGGCCGCGGCAGGCGCGGGCGCGGCCGCGGCGACCGGCACCGGGAAGTTGGGATCCACGCCGGCCGGATTGGGGACCTGGTAGCCGGCGCCCTCCATGATGGCGTCCGCAACCGGGGCGATCTGGGGCATGGCGGCCAGCTGCGCGCCGGCCTGCATGGCCGCGTAGGACGACTCCACCCCGGTCTTGACCGTGTCCGCGATGATCTTCTTGATCTCGGCCATCAGCTTGTCCGGGTTGTACTTGAGGTCGAGCTCGCGCGCGCGCAGGTCGTGGTCGCTGCGCTCCAGGGCCAGCTTCACCGCCTCGTCGATGCGCTGCTGCACCACTTCCGGGGTCAGCTGGGTCTGCGCGGCCTTGATGTCCTCGATCAGTTCTTCGCGGTTGGGCACGTCCATGAGGGACAGCAGGTGCGGCAGGGCCACCACCTGGAACTCCTGCGGCATGGCCTTGAACGCCTCGGACATGGCGGCCAGCTGCATGGTGCGGAAGCTCGGCGTGCTGGGGACCTCGTTCATGGCCACCTTGAGGCGCACCCGCTCGACGTCGTTGTTCAGGTACTGCACGCCGGTATCCTCGTCCACCACCGGCACGTTCAGGTCGACGGCCCGGTCGTCGCGGGTGGCGGTGCCCTTGATGACGACCGTCTCCTGCTTGCCGATCATGTCCTGGATGATCAGCGACAGCAGGAGCTCGCCCACCTTGGCCCGGCCGAACTTGAAGTTGTCCATGAGGGTCGCCAGGCTCTGGGTGGCCTGCTCGATCTGGGTGGATTCCTGGACCCCGGACGTGGCGCTGCCCTGCTGGCCCTGGAATCCGGCCGTGATCCCGCTGGCGCGCTGGATCCCCAGGCGGGCGTCCCCGAGCATCTTGTACTGCTGCTCGTTCAGCTGGTAGTCGCGCTTGACCTCGAAGCGGGCGCCAGGCTTGGCCATGTGGGTGGCATCCAGGATGATGTCGGCGTCCACCCGGCTGGACATCTGGCGGAACTGCTCGTCGGTCATCTTCACGGCGCCCTCGGTGCGCTCGGTGCGGACCGCGGACATGCTCCAGCGGATCTTGCTGATGGCCGAATTGACGTTGTCCTGCAGGTAGACCATGCCCTTGACCACGCCGTAGGGCGTGCCGGTGCGGTCCTCGCGCTTGCCGATGAACTGCACGTAGGGGAAGTCGCTATGCCGGTACGGGCTGCGCTGGTCGTCCAGCTTGTGCGGGCCCATCCAGTAGGCGCGATACATGCGCGCCACGATCGCCCGGGCCGGCTTGACGTAGCCCGAGGCGACCGCCAGGACGTGGGTGGCCAGCTGGTCGTTGTACTCGACCACGCGCCCGTCAGGCAGCTTGATGACCGTCACGTTCTCCCAGCGGCGATACCAGACCTCGAACAGGCACACCCGGTTGTTGGTGATGTCGCGCCATTCCTGTTCCTCGATGCTCCAGCCGCGCTCGTCCTCCCAGGAACTGGCCAGGTCGGTGGACGTGCCGCCGTCGGTGGTGGGTTCGTACTGGCCGTTCCAGCCGCCGATGGCGCGCGTGATCAGGTCGGCCTTGCCGGGCCAGCGCAGTTTGGCGTAGGCGGCGTCAGACCAGCGTTTGCGCACCAGCCAACGGGCCTTGGGCAGGCCCGGTTCCCGGTCCAGCATGTCCCAGTAGATCTCGTTGCGCGGCACGGCCATGCACCGGTAGGGGTACTTGAAGGGGTCGGACTCGCGGGCGACCTCGACCCAGCCGATCCCCACGCACAGCTGGGGGAGGAAGGCGTCGGTGCAGGCCTTGTCGGCGCCGCTCTTGCGCTCGGCCTGGTTGACCTTGAAGTTCAGGGCCTCGGCCACGTCCTTGCCGTCCTCGCCGTCCTGGGTGACGCGCCAGTCGGTGCGGGTCTTGGCCTCCAGGCCGGTCACGGCGTCGATGGCCGGGCCGATCAGCGGCTCGATGGCCGGCGGGATGCCCAGCTGCTTCTGGCGCTCCAGGATGTCGGCGTCCAGCTGGTTGCCGTCCACGTAGTCCATCCACTTGTCGGCCTTCGACCTCCAGGGCGGCTGGTTCTGGATCTCGGTGCAGATGTCGGTGAACTCCTTGAGCGTCATGCCTTTGGAGGGTGGCGTGTCGCTGTGGGCCATGGTGTCTGGACTGATGGAATGGATCATGGTGGTGGTCCTATGTGCGCCAGTCAGGCGCTGGTGGCATCTTGAAGCTGGGTTTGGCTTTGCCGAGGGTGATCAGGCCGCCCTCTTTGGCCTGGGCCCACTGGCGGAAGGCATCGGCGCCTTCGGTGCAGCCGTTGGTCTTGTCGGGCTCGTCGACGAACCGCTGATCGACCTGGCTCCACCGCTTTTTGTAGCCGTCCAGGGCCTTGATCAGGCCGGCGCACCGGGTTTTGTCCAGGTAGGCGCCTTTCATGTGCTTGCGGGTCTGCTCGACGCCGTTGATCAGCTGGGTGATGACCGGCACGATGACCGTGTCATCGACGCCCAGCGCGTTGAGCATCTCCTCGGTGGAGTTGTTGGTGTCGCTCAGGCGCTTGTGGGCGGCGTCGTGGGGCAGGAAGTGCTTGTTGAACACCAGCTTGTGCCGGCCGGCATAGGCGAACAGCTCACGCACGTAGGTGACCAGCGTCTCGTTGTGGCCCTCGAAGTACCAGATGAACCGGTCTTCGCCGCGCAGCTCCTGGTGCAGCCAGATCGCACACCCGTCGTGGTTGCCGATGTCCCAGAACGTGTTGACCGGGACGTCCAGAATGGGCACCTCGCGGATCCCCTGGCGCCTACGCAGCTGCGCCATGTCCTTGGAGTAGTAGAAGCCCTCGCCCGACACCTGGAAGGCCTCGTCCGGGGGGCTGGGGCACTCCTGCCACATCTTCTCCTCGCTGC